CCAGGAGCTCCGTCTACTACACCCCAATATCCCCAATATCGTTGGAAGTTGCCATCATTGATAGAGACACCTTCTGAAATTGCCAGATTATCTGCTACACCGAGAGTAGTACTAGTTCCTGTACCAACTGGATTGATAGCAGTAACTTCGAGATATTGCATACCAATTTCAGAGTTACCTACTTTGATCAAATCACCAACATTAAGTTCATCAATAACTGCGCTTACTGCTGTGTTAGTTGATGCAGTTACAGTGACTGTGTTTGAGCCAATGGGCAATGAGAAAGTTGTACCAGACGCTACAGTTACAGTACTATTAAATGCCGAAGCGCTATCACACACTGATACTTTTAGCGAATTACCGAGCGCGCCAGGATATTTGGCGATAAACAAAACACTATCATCGAAATTAGCGTCGAGGCCGCCCGCATAATGATCTTCATTTTTAACAACGTGCGCAGCCAGTGTAGCAGTAGAAGATAAAGCTACATTATTTGCAACAGCATTAAAAGACCATTGTGGATTATGGAATTCGAAGTCGAAAGAACCGGTAGTGCCGCTATATGTACTGCCAACTAGAGAGATACGAGTCTGACCAGTTCTAGTCAAAGTCATATCACCGTTACCTTCTTGACCTGCTACAAAGTTGATTGCAGAACCACCTTGAGTAGCACTTAATTTGAAACTCAATCTGTCACTTGCTACATCAACGAGAAAATATGGTGTTACATTGTCTACTGCTGTTGGCAAAACATTTGCACTTGACAAAAATACTTGTTCGCCTTCGAATATTGTCAAAGGAGTATTTACAACAATAGTATCAGAAGTAGCATTGATAGTTGCTGCAGTATCACCAGAGTTGAATACTACATCTGAGGTATCTACGAGAACTGTAGTGTCTGATTCAATTCCGTCAATTATTTGACTAATTGCGTCTAGATTATTAACACCTGAGTTTGTACCATCGACTACTAAATAATCGTATCCATTTTCTGCATATGCATTTACTCTTACATTAGTACCTGTAGAGTGATGCGCACGTGACACATGCAGTCTATTTGAGTATGCTAAGAAACTGGCCGCCGTAAAGAAAGTTTCAGCGTTATCGCTATCTGGCTTTCCGTATACTTCTGCCAACTCAGTTTCAGAAACAACGAGTGAAGGCTTATCTACCGGTCCCCATTTAAATACGCCACCTATAGCAGCGTCGGTCGTGGCAACGGCAGGGATTACAGTGGTCAGATCGATCTCTGTAACATTAACGCCTGGGCTTAATTGAAAAGGCATATTTTTGTTCTCCCTAAATTATTTTTAATTATGTAGACGTACTTTTATTTATAACAAAGAGATTTTCTAAATTACATTAACCACGAATTGTCATCGCCCTCTACAGAGACCGTTTCAGGTTCTTCGAATTGCTTTTGACCGTCATCTATAATGCCAAATGGCACTAATTCACTAAATATTTTTTCTTCGTTCATTTCTTTTAAATTAATAACAGTATTTATATCGGTGAGTTCTTTGAAAAATCTTTGGTTGGAGAGCCATCCAAATAATACTAAACACATTACCAAATCGTCATGATTACCAGGTTCTGCTTCATACGATGTTCCCTTTTGACTAAAAGTAGAGAATTCTCGTATAGTCTCGAAATCATTGATTATTAATTGGTTTTGTTCTACAAGTAGTTTAATCATAGAACAACCAATTGATTTAACAGACTTCGTAGTACGTATACCTTTATCTGCTCTACCATTAAATCCAGCTACGCCAGATAATAGTCGCTTACCTTCTCGTCCGTTGTTTTCTGTTAATAACATATTTTCATATTCATATTCTTCAAATATAATACCAGCAACTTGTTCTCCAATATCATTGACTTCTACTAGTATATTTGCATCATTATAATATTTGGCGGCTGCATGTACGGCAGATGCATAATCTACTGGTGTTATCATATTATTACGATATGCACCTACCTGTACATATGGCATCTGTGAGATGTCGATGACCTGGAAAGCTGAGTAGTCTAAACCTTTGCCTCTGCTCACATCAACGACTATTACATAATTACCATTTTCTTTTGGTTCTTCATATACTATAATACCACCAACTTCTTTTATTGCATCTCTGTATACGAGTTGTTTAAGTTTCCAACCTGATATTAATGTGCCAGATGAACCGAGGAATTCACACTCCATTTCTTGCGCAAACTTCTCAGTATCAAAGTCCATTGCAGCGAGCGTCTCTTCTCGCCATTTTTCGTCTCTGCCAGGTACATCAGTCCAAAGTACTTGTACGAACTGATACCCGTTCTTGCCAGCCTTCGCTCCTTCGCACGTCTTGTAGAAGTGGTTCAGACCGTGAGGAGTCGACGTCAAAAGAATTTTGGTTGACGTACCAGAAGAAATTGTAGGAAATACCGAAGCGAAGAATTCGTCCCAGTTTTCTACGAATGCTGTTTCGTCTATGTATAGAAAAGATACTGATTTACCTCGAATTGCTGATGATGATGTGGCAGCCGCTAGAATCTTTGAACCATTTTCAAATTCTACTGATCCTTTGTTCCATTCGATGACACCTTGTTGCAACCATTTAGGAAGAGCTTCATAAGCCGTCTTGATACGATCCAATATTTCTCTTGCAGCGTCTCCTTTATTTGCGAGCAAAGCAACAAGCTTGTGATCATTAAACAATATGTAATGAAGAATAAGACAGACAGCAGTCGTTGTCTTACCCGCTTGGCGGCTAGTAACCACGCATGTTCTTCTGTGGTCTGTAGTTTTTTTGATGATGTCTTTTTGATATTCATAAAGCTTGATCGGTATGAGTCCATGATCGACGTGAACAATTTGAATATACCGCTCAGCAAAATATATCGGGTCTTTCGCGCACTTGATAAATTCTTGGACCATTTCTTCGGTCCATTCAATCGTTACGCCTTTTCTTTTGAGGTTTACATTTCCAAGATAGGAGCGATAATCCTCAATATCTCGTATTTCAACTGTCATCTTTATTCATTAATTTTAATAGCTCGCTCGTAGAGCCCACAAAAAGATTGTTATTGACTGTTTCTTTCTTGTCTTCTGGTTTTTCACCAGTAAGCTTTTGTTTCTTCTCATGCATAGCTAACAAATCATTATTCATATCACCCATGGTTTTGATCATGTTAGCTAAAACTTCATAAGCTCGTGGATGTTGTGATTGATCAGCTACTGCTAACAATTCATCAATAGCGCCATGACCTTTCTCAATCAGATCATAAAAATTTTGACGGACATATTTAGTATCAGTGTCAATTTCTTTATCATCATTAAGCGACGGCCTGTACGTCGTCGGTAATTTCTCTTCATTACCGATTTCGACTATCGTTGTTTCTTTAATATCTAAAATGTCATCGAGTTTTTCTTTCATGATTACCCCACATCTGGATAAGGATCAGCAATAACTGTAACATCTCCATAATTAGATCCAGCAGAAATTTCAGTTGAAGGCAGTGAAGTCAAATCTGGTGCAGAGATTGTAACAGTGGGTGTACTCGTATAACCCGAACCGCCATTAGTAATTATAATTTCTTTTATCGCATCAATATCAGTATCTATCGTTATATTAGCTGTCGCATTACCATCAATAGTAACCGTAGCTGTCGAATAACCAGCACCTACATTTACCAATGTAATTGCTGTGACTGATCCATTCGTAATAGTAGCAATTGCAGTAGCTTGTTCAGAGTTGAGACTTGAGTACGTTGTAGGAGTATTATTCGCCAATAATCCTGGTTGATTTGTAATTCTTGCCGCCTCTTCTAAATTTGAAGTTGGAGCAGCGGTAATATCATCGAGGAAAGTTGTGTCATATATTTGAGTGTTTGCGAGTTTGATGATTTGCTGTTGATAGTCTGGGCCAAAGAAAAAACCTTTCATCGTAAAATCTAATGTCCAAATTAGCGCTCTTCTCTCTTCAAAACCTCCTTCATATACATCGTCTTGACTTGTGCTTTGCAAAACGAGCGGTATATCCAGAGTAACATCGGGATCTTCTGTCAATTGAACAGTCGTTGTCCATTCAGGTGTAAAGTATGGCAAGATTTGTTCTACGATTCTGGTACCGTCAGTGGAGTTTTTGACAAATATTGAAAGAGTAAAAGTAATGTCATATGGTACAGGATTATACCGCATCTTTTTTCTTTTACCGAAATTATCATCGTGCGGTGTAGTAGCAAATTTATTTGCTGTAGGTAGTTTTCTTTCGGGCGCGTAGTTGAATCCAGTGATTTCGAAACCCATACGAGGCAATACGATAGAGAATGGGTGTTCCTGCGGATCTCGGCCGCCGTCAATACCTTCGATGCGAGCTAAGAACTTCTCACGTGGACCATAAGATAGCGGTACTTTGACTACTTGCTTGACACGACCATCTGTATTTTCTCTGTTAATTTGTATATCATTGAACAGCGTGCCAAACAATATGACATACTTTCGCAGAGTGTCGTGATAAAAAGTTCTACCAAACATTAGTATTGTCCACCTTCGCTAAATGGATCTTCTTCTGAAAAGTCAACAAAATCTAATGCGGCAGATTGGAATTCTGATGAGTCATCGAATACATCGTCGGGATCAAAGTTAGAAACACCGAGAGGTCGCCCTGTATTCGCATCGATAATAATATCATTATTTGCATCGAACTGTAGACCATCTGTCGTTGCCATGGCGAGACTATAATTTGTTTCCATATCATCGATAGCTGCAATACCGGTATTGAGTTTCTCATTACTATACTCAAACTGTTCGCAAATCAGATCGTAACATTGCAATGCACCGAGTTGATAGAAAACTGGAGCTTCGTGCTCTGCAAATTTAATGACGTATACTTTTTCTGTAAGAGGAAAATAGATGATATCGCCTTCTTTCGGCCTCGGAGAATCTTCATAATCACCGATAGACTCATTATATCTCTTATTAGCGACAGTAAATGTGATCTCGTCTCTTATCTGTATATTAAATCGAGAGAGGAAATCCCCTTCGCCCTCAAATCCTTCAACATTCTTGATATACATTTCAATTTGATAAGAATAGTCATACGTAGATAGCGCATCCTCATTTAGGACACCATCTTTCGACACGATAGTGCGCGGACAATACCATACGTCATGACCATAAATCTTGATTGATTCAATGATCAAATCCTCGATCAGATCTTGCTCTGACGTATTAGTAAAGTTATTAAAATATGGATTTGTGGCCATACCTATGTACAATTCCTAAGTTGTGTGTATAATTAGCTAGTGCTAACCAATCATATCCATTACAGGCAAACTGTAATTGTTTATCATCTCATCTTCTAATCTTTTTACTTCAGCATCGGCTTCGTCATATATCTGACGTCCGTTGAAAGTTACACCACCAGGTAATTGTAATCCTTCAAATTTGGTAAGGTTTGTACCCCATTGACGTTTGATTAATTGTGCCGTATAATATTGAAGCCAACGATCAGCCCATACATCTGTGTATGTTGC